GCGGTTATGAATTCCAATCGGCAAATGCTTCTAAGGTGTTTATCCCTTGGGAAGATATGGTGCACCTGAAGTATCAAAACCCTGCGTCAAGCCTTTACGGCATTAGCCCCATGATGGCAACAGGTCGCGCGATTGATACCGATAAGCAGGCAGGCATCTGGCAGAAGTCTAGCTTAACCAATCGCGGCGTAAGCGATTATGCTGTTGTGCTTGATAAGGACACAACCAAGACGCAGTTTGACGCGATTAAAGCACTGCACACAGCAAGCAACGCAGGTAATGAGAATGCGCGCAAAGTACTATTTACAAGCCGCGATGTTAAAACTCTTAACATGACGGCGGTCGAGTTGGACTTTAGCAATAGCCGTCAAAAAGTGTGGGAAGAAATTTGCGCTGGCTTCGCTGTCCCGCCTGCGATGGTCGGACTTTACGAGAATGCAACATTGGCCAATATCGAAACAGCGCGTAAGATATTTTGGCGCGATACCATCATTCCACTGCTTGATAAAATCACGTCACAGCTTAACGCACAGCTTGCTACTGAGTTTGGTGATGAATGGTTGATTGAATATGACGATAGCAACATTGATGCGCTTAAGGAAGGCTTAGAAAGCCGATTAAATAACGCTCAAAAGCTATTCGCTATGGGCGTTCCGTTATCAGTTCTTAACACGCTATTTGAGCTTAATATTCCAGAAGATGCTAGCTATGAAGCAGCCTATATTCAGTCTGGTTATATGCCAGTGTCGATGATGGGGCAGGTTGATGCAACAGCAACAGTAGCAGATGAATCGACCACAACAGCTGTGGCTGGTACAGAAGTTGCCAAGACAGCGCTAAACGGAGCTCAAATCACAGCACTACAAGGTATTGTTATGAGCGTTGCATTGGGTGAGCTTCCTTACGAAGCAGCCTTGCAGCTTATCATTAATGGATTCCCTGCTATTGGTGAAGAAGCGGCAAAATCAATTCTTGATAGTGTCAAAAACTTTACACCTGCAACAGCTGAACCAACACAAGACCAAGCCGTTAAAGCCGCGCTATTGGCTTATGGTATCAAGTAATGCGACCGCTGTATAAAGGCAGTAGAAAACAAGAGGCGGTTATTGTTAATCGCCTTATTGACACGCAAGCGTCACGACTTGAGCGCAAGTTAAAACGCGTGCTTGATGACATTTGGAAGCAAGCCAGTGATAACCCGAATGCACTTGACTTGATTATTGACCGCAATAGTGAAACGCTGGCTAGACCGTTAATCGAGTCGATGACATCAACCGCTAGAGTGTTCAATAAGCGCATGGTCGATGCTATTTTGACACGCAACACAAAGAGCGCAGAAGTGCCTAGCCCGACAATGTTTGAGAATCTGCTAACCGCTTGGCTAGTTGACTATTCAGGCACGCTTATTCGCAACCTTGAACGTACCACAAAGCAACAGATCGCAAGTGCAATTGCTACGGCGCGTGAAAATGGACTAGGTTTAGGTGAATCGGCAAAAGCTATCATGCAAACGGCAAGCGTCATTAATCCAGTTAGGGCTTCGATTATCGCACGCACTGAGACGCATTACGCTGCTAATCAGTCTAGCCAATTGACTGCAAAAGCTGCCAATCTCGATATGGAAAAAGAATGGGTAGCAGTAACAGATAATCGGACACGTTCAAGCCATGTTGCTGCTGATGGTCAAACGCGCCGATTGTCTGAGCCGTTTAATGTCGGTGGTTATCAGTTGCAAATGCCAGGCGACCAATCGGCTGGAGCGCCTAGTGAAACGATCATGTGTCGATGCGCTGTTGTCTATAATGTTGTTGATTAGTATTGACTTTATTTGTTTTGTGGTATAATCGGCTCAAAATGCACAAGAGGGCGCAATATGCACCAAATTAAAGCAGTCGAATTTAAGTCATCTGACGTGTCAGATCGCACGTTCCGAGGTTATGCGTCAACGTGGGACGAAGATCGTCACGGCGATGTTATCCATATGGGTGCGTTCAAAAAGACAATCCAAGAGCGTGGCAGTCGCATTAAGGTGCTATTCAACCACAATGAGCCTATAGGCGTGCCAGTGTCAATGCACGAGGACAGCAAAGGTTTATTTGTTGAAGCGAAGATCAGCAAGACACGCCTAGGCGATGAAGTGTTAGAGCTTATGCGTGATGGCGTTATTGACCAAATGAGCATTGGCTTTAGCATTCCGCAAGGCAAAAGCACATTTGATGACAAGGGAATCCGTCATATTCACGAGGTTAAACTTTATGAGTTCAGCCCTGTAACATTCCCTGCAAACGAATCTGCTATCATTACAGGCGTCAAGTCACTAACCGATATGGTGCAAATTGCACAATCAAAAGGCATTGACACAAAAGAACTTAAAGCGGCTTTAGCAGAAATGTTAAAGTCACTTGAAGCACTGGACAATTCAGAGCCGTCTAATGACACTCCGAACGTTGAACAGCCGCTAAACTTAGCTGAGTTATTTGATTCAGTTAAATCGCTGGGCGACTTTGCCCGTTCAATTCGTTCATAAAGGAGTATCACATGGACGCTATAGAGTTAAAAGGTCATTTAGACCACGCTACAACCGAGATTAAAACACTCGTTCAAAAGCAAGAAGCCGAGCTTAAAGCATACGGCAAAACAACCGAAGAAACAGGCGCTGCTTTAGTTAAAGCTACTGCTCGTTTGGACGAAATCAGCGGCGAATTGAAATCAGTCGATGCGCGCATGGTTGAGTTTGAAAAACGCGCTAATCGTTTAGCTGATGGTGGTGATAGCCGTAAGTCTGTTGGCCAGTACTTCACTGAAACTAAAGGCTTTGAGTCTGGCATTCGTGTTCACATGGACAAGAAAGATATCACAGGTGCCGCTGCATCAGCTGGTGCTTTGAAGTCGCCTATGCGTCGTCAAGAAATCTTCCGTCCAGAAGGCGACCGTCCGCTATTCATTCGCAACTTGTTAAACTCAATGCCTGTTGGTAGTGATGCTATCGAGATCATGCGCGAGTTGGCTTTCACTAACAACGCTGGCCCTCAGTATGATTCAGGCGCAACACCGACTAACCAGTTAGTGACCAAGCCTAAATCAGACATCACTTACGAAACGGTAACAGTGCCAGTGCGTACTATGGCGCATTACGTTATCGCGTCACGTCAAATCCTTGCAGACGTTCCACGTTTACAAGCTGAGATTGACTCTCGTTTGATGTACGGTTTGAACCTTGAATCTGATAGCCAAATCCTTTACGGTACTGGCACAGGTGAAGACTTGACAGGTTTGATGGTTGCATCTGGCACTAACAACGTCGGTCAAATCACTGCTGGTACTACTGGTGATGCTATTGCACGCGCAATGATTGAGCAAATCCGTAAGGGTATCACTAAGAACAAGATCGCTAACTACTACAACGTAAACGGCCTAGTGGTTAATCCACAAGACTGGGAAACGATTGAGTTGGCCAAAGGTTCAGACGCTCATTACGTTTGGACTACTGTTGGCACAGGCGTTAATGCTCAAATTTGGCGCGTTCCTGTAATCGAGTCAAACGCAATGACAGTTGGTGACTTCTTGTTGGGCGACTGGACTATGGGCGCTACCTTGTACGACCGCGAACAGATGAACGTGCGTGTAAGCGAATCACACGCTGACTTGTTCGTACGTAACGGCGTGGCAATCTTAGCTGAGGAGCGTATCGCTTTAGGCTTAGAGCGTCCAAAAGCGTTCACTAAAGGTAAATTCACTGTTGCTAGTGCATAATTAATTAGGGGCAGAAATGCCCCTTTTAACAAAGGCTTAGATCATGATTGACAAATATATTTGCGAGATTAATTCCACAATCGGACTTGTGGGGACTATTGTTGAATTGAATTCGGAAAGCGGCCACACGCAAGAGCTTTTAACGGCTGGCATCATTGCCAAAGTCGAGCAAAAGATTGAGAAAGAAACGCTAATCAAAAAGGTAACACGTCGTGTATCTGGTAAACCTTCCAACGATTGATGACCTTGCCAATCACTTGACCGTTGATTATAACGAGCAAGGGTTAGAGCAAGTCTTAATGTCGGCCACTGATTTAGTTGAGTCGTGGCTTAATGTTACGTTTGAACCAACGACACAAGTCGCTGCGCCTGTCCACACTGGTATCTTAATGGTCGGTGCGTACCTTTACACCAATAAGGGCGATTGCGAACAATCAAGCGCGGTTATTGATTCAGGTGCTTATTACGTCATTAAGCCTTATAAAGTCGAGTTCATGGTATGAAGTGCTGCGAGGTCAAGCTAGGTTCGCTTAAACATACCGCTATGGCGCAGAATCCAACTTATGTTGCTGATGGCTATGGCGGCACGGTTCGCACGTTCGCTGACTTTAAGCGCGTTAGATGCTTCATTGAACAAAACACCGCTAATGAGCGTTATGCGGCTTCTAAGATTGAACATATCGGCACGCATACGATGATTGTAAAAGATGCGGACGGTATCACGCCCGATATGCGAATTGCTTTTCCAATTGACCAGAATCCTATGAGCGACCAACCGATATTGGTTGACTCGATTGTATTGCCGATTACACAACCAGCGGTAGTGTCGCAGTATTACGCTATTGACGGCATTATCGAACAGGATAACGGCTATACCAAGTTCGCTTTACGTTTAGGTGGTGCGGTATGAGTATGACAGTTGAAGGCGTGTTCGAGGTTCAATCAGCATTCGAGCATTTGCGTGATAACCTAGGCGACTTGGTAGCTAAGGCGGTTATTAAAGGCGCTAACCGAGTACGCACAACTGCGGTTAAGTCGATTCAGCGTCATCAGTCGCAAGGCATTACTTATGAAAAGACCAATCCTAAGCGTACGCACGTTGCGTCAACTGCTGGCCATGCACCTAACAGCGACACAGGCACGCTAGTAAACAGTATTCAAACTGAGCCTAACACTATGGCAAAGTCGATGCTAGTTGGTACTAAACTGCAATACGGTAAAGATTTAGAACTAGGCACGCGCAACATTAGACCGCGCCCGTGGTTGATACCAGCGCTTGAAAGTAATCGGGCGGCTGTTGAGAATGACATTAAGCAAGCAATCAAGAGAGCTACCGCGATATGAGCGCCTTAGACTTACAAAAAGCAATCTATGACACGTTAAACGGTCAATTGTCGTGCGTTGTTTTGCAAAATGTGCCACAAGGACAACCATTCCCTTATTGCACCATAGGCGATGATACCGTTAGCGATTGGTCAACCGATGGCGAGGATGGTTACGATTGCACCATTACCGTTCATACGTGGTCACGTTCAGGCAGTATGGCGGAAACTAAAACCATTCAATCTGAAATTTATGATACAATGCACCGTATTAGAGCGCTTAATGCACTCATTTGGTTCGATTATAGCGACGTGTTATCAGACCCCGACGGGTTGACCTATCAT